TATACGATGTACACAGGACGCAAAAACCCCCGTAGGGGGGTCGGATTTGCCCCGCGCTAGATATGTAATCCAGCGAGAACCCAGTCATAGCAGCGCATTACATGTGATATGCATGCTCATTGCGCGTGTGACGTGGGCATATGGGCGCATACGCGATCAATTAACGCAGGCAGCCGCGCATTATACAGACACGCCTGTGTTAAGCGACCTGTTGCTTAATCTTCTGTAACAATCCTGAGATCCCAAGCTATACCTGGAATCTGGGCGAATTGACAGAGCAATATTTGATGATCTATCCACATCGGGACAATTTAGACTAGAATAGGAAAAAAGATATTGATTTATTTATGTTTACTTTATTGATCTCTCCTAAGAATTAGGTGAGAGAGATAAATAAACTAAACCAAATCAAATCTCTCACGACATAACAACAAGCTATCAATCCATCGAGATTGTTAACTGGCTTAAGTAGCTCGAAACTGCCTAGATGCAAAGCAAGTCGAGGATAAAACGTAACAGCGCAGCCTTGATAAGCTGTAGACCTGATGAGACGAGAACTAGAACGTAGTCGGGGACAGAGTGGAGCATTAAACGGGAAGCAAGGCAGTAAGTACAGGCTTACAGCGTGGTTCAAGTCCATGCCTGCCACTTATCCACATTTGCATACAGTGCAATCAAGGATAAATTGTAAATTTATTTTTAAAGCTTATGTACTACGTAGAAGATCGCTCATCAACTTGTGTTGATGTAATAGCTGTGTGTCCTTTTAGCAAGGTCGCAAAGGTTAGATACCACAACGGCAGAGAGTATACATACTCTAATGTCTCTCGCAGATCAATACTCAATCTAATGCTTAACCCTAGTGTCTCACTAGGTTTCTGGGCTAACAAAGTTAAGCGAGCTAACAAGGTAGCTTGCAAAGTTACAGGCTTCAACGTCTATAGCAAGGCGTTACTCGATGCCTAACGATGCACGGTGGATCGCTCAGAATGCAGGCTATACCTGGATTCATGCGTGATCGAGAGGTTCAATTCCTCTCCCATCAATTGCTACTCACTGAGAGTAGCCAATTTTCACAATGGTTAAAGTTCACATCACTGCGAAATCTTCCAACATGAAAGTTGGTAAGATCCCAGTAACAACAACTGAAGAGAGCAGTTGCCCAACAACATGCCCATTCTATGGGGGTGGTTGTTATGCCAAGTCAGGCTTTCACTTACGTTCACACTGGGAGAAAGTCTCCAAAGGAGAGCGAGGTACTGACTGGGATGGACTGACTGACTTTATTAAGTCACTTAAAGCGGGTCAATTATGGAGACATAATCAAGCTGGTGACTTGCCCCATGTTGATGGACACATCAACTTGAGACACTTGTTTGATCTAGTGCAAGCTAACCAAGCAAGCCAAGCCAAAGGCTACACATATACACACCACTTGCTTCATACCCACAACAAGGAAGCAATCAAGTATGCAAACAATAATGGTTTCACCATTAATTGCAGTACTGAATCCTTAGAGGCTGCCGATTCAGCAATGAATCAAGGGATGCCTGCGGTAACTGTGATCCCTTCGGATCATAAGGCTATCGAGTCTTACAAAGTAGTACACGATGGTAAGAAACAGGAACTGTTTAAGGTCAAGGAGAAAATCTCCACACCTGATGGACGTAAGGTTGTAGTATGCCCAGCTCAGACTTGTGCTCCCACTAAGTGTGAGACTTGCAAGTTGTGCTCTAAAGCTGACCGTAACTACGTTATTGCATTCGTTGCCCATGGTGGTGGCAAGAAGAAAGTAAATACTTTCCTTAATAACTAACTTATCCACTTCAGTATTCGATACGATTATGAACGTTTTAATTGGCTGTGAATACAGCGGTGTTGTTCGTGAGGCATTCGCAGCACGAGGTCATAATGCTTGGTCATGTGACCTACTACCTAGTGACACACCAACAGACAAGCACTATCAGGGTGACATCTTCGACTTCGTAGATGGTGACTGGGATCTCGCGATCTTTCACCCACCTTGTACAGACTTGGCTATCTCCGGAGCTGCTCACTTCCCTGAGAAGATCAAGGACGGCAGACAGCAACGGGCTATTGAGTTTGTCGAACGTCTTTATAAGTGCGGCATCCCTCGCATATGCATAGAGAATCCAGTCGGGGTACTTAGTACTAAGTCCAAGTTGGGTAAGCCTACCCAATATGTCCAGCCCTATGAGCATGGACACTTCGAAACTAAAAAGACTGGACTATGGTTGCGTGGTCTTAACCCACTAACACCAACAGATATTAAGGACTTAACTGGCTTACCTAAGAAGGTAACTCAAAGACTTCATTACTTACCACCTTCACCTGATAGGTGGAAGATCAGAAGTACTACATACCAAGGCATAGCCAATGCCATGGCTAGCCAATGGGGGTAGTACATCCGAGGCATTAACACACGTTATATAAGTCCTCTCTTTTTTTTTATTTATTTTTATTTGGGCAAGGACGCTCTTACACACTCATCAAGCAAGGACGCCTTGATCAAGGGAAACGTGTGCCCACCTGGATTTACAAGGATGCAAGGACATAAGGACGGGTTCGACTCCCTCCCATCCAATTGCCCTGCAATGAGCAGGGTTTACTGACTAATGTTTTACAACACTATTAACGATGTATCTAGTTCGCTAGTTACTACAAGGACACAGGAAAGAATTATTCTTGACTGCTTTAAAGCAGCTAAAGAACCTTTAAGTCCTTCAATGGTTCACTTCCTAACCAAGCTTAAGTGTCCTATCACTTCTATAAGAAGGGCTATGTCTGACTTAACTAAACAAGGAAGTCTTACAAAAACTCCTAAGTACACCATAGGAAAATTCGGTAAGAAGGAACACCTATGGGTAAGGGGGAGAGTATGAACCAAGCACAATTCGTAGACGAGTTAATGAGTTTTCTATTTGGTTATGACTATGAGTATTTGTCTGATGAAGACTGCTCTTATGAGTTAGCACTCGGAATGATCAAGGAGAAATACGCATTAAAGAAAGTTAACGAGCCTGAGTTATTCCCTGTAAACGATTCCAGGCGTGCGAGTTTGAGAGAAACCCAAGCACAACAAGCAGCAATGAGACAAGGACAGCTATGAAAACTAAAACAATAAACGTAGCTGACTTACTTACTTATGCAGAAAGATATGCCATATCCAAAATTATCAGCGAAAGAGTTGGTGCTGAATATGGCGACTTACATGAGTTCAAATGGCAGATGAGCGTAACAGGACACTTTGAAATACCAGAAACACTATGACAATAGACGTTAAACAAACACTTAACTATTCAGCAGCTATACGCAAGGCTGAACCTGATTGGGATGATGACCAAGTACGTAGAGCAGCAGAGCATTGCGTTCTCTACATGGACGTACGTATCAAACCATCAAAGCTAAAGAAAGTACTTGAGCAATATAAAGAAACTAATTACTTGTAACCAAGTGACTACGCCTGACAGTCAGTAAACCCCTCGCAAGAGACAGGTATCTTACACACTCATCACAAGGAGGTACACAGGTGCAGTCGTATCAAGTTGAATACAGCAACAAACGTTGTTGGGAACACGATTGGCGTTGGCATTTTATGGAAGGACACGACCATGAAGACGTAGCGTGGAAAGCCAAGGACTGGTGTGATACCAGGGGATTTGAGCTAATTGACATTAAACCATTAACAGGGAGGTATCCACTATGAAACGTAAACCAAATAAAGGACAAAGGTATTTCCCTAACAGCTGTGAAGCAATACGGAATACACCTGATAAGTACTTTCCTTCGATGCCTTATGAAGCCTTCGAGGACTGGAAGATTTATGGCTATCAGATACCAGAGTCTGTCTTTTGCATTATCCGTATGAAGGATAGCAATGGCAAATATACAGAAAAGTTCTACAACACCGAACGAGGTGCAAAGAACTGCATTACTAAATGTATGCATGAAAACAAAGAAATATACATGGCAACTATGGAAGGCATGTATCACTTAAAACCCTCAGATTTACCACTCGATTTCAATAACACAAATGACTGAAAAAACATTTAACATAAGAAAAGCAGAATTGTTAAGAGACATTAACAAACATCCACATAAGGATGAATTGCTTAACATTATGCAACAACAATTGGCAGATGATAATGTTATAGTAGTTACAGATTAATAATTAGGAATCGTAATTTGGATATAAAAAGAGTTACGATTCGCATGCCTAAAGATATACATCTTAAGCTTAAAATAGAGGCTGCAACTAAGGACTCTACACTTGAGCAAATTGTAATTGATGCAGTTGATATGTATCTGCAAACTAACTGTAAAGACAGTTAACCAGTTGCAAGGTTATGCATAATTTATATTAATACTGTATATTTACACCAACGTACAAATCAGCATCAAATGCAAATACTTTCAATCGGTTCCTTCTATTTAGGTATAGAAGAGGATAAATATTGTGACTGTTCTATCCACTTAGGTAATTTATTGCTAGAGTATCAATGTCCATCCGCTAAACAATCAGATGACAAACTCCGACCCAAGCAGGGTGGTGACCGATTATCAAATGGCGAAGTTGGCGCAAGCAATTGAACACTTTCGCACATTAGATAAAGAGATACCCGCTCAAGTTATTGCTACCTTTTTATATGTTGCTTCCCATGACGACTGTTCTAAGGTCGATCTGGAAAAGGCACTCGCTTTCTCAAGCGCAAGTGGTAGCCGTAATACTGACTGGCTCAGTGAGTTTCATAGATTGAATAAAGCTGGACTAGGACTTTTAATTAAGTATCGAGATCCAACCAACAGAAGGAGACAGATAGTTAAGTTAAGTCCTAAAGGTCGAATACTTGTACAACAACTTAAAACGATTCTTTATGGTCAAAGCGACTTGGGGTAATTGCCTCAAACATACTATAAACACCCGTGATTCCTGGATTTATGGGACTGGCGCAAAGTCTGCCATTACCTATGCCAACTACTTCACAGAGTTTAGAGGACTTGGTTTCCCTGTAGAAAAGATCACTATCCCATTGATAGATGAACTTAAGCAGCATCTCAAAACAGATGGACGTGCTAACGCCACTATCAATAGATGCTTGTCTTCTATAAAAACAGTACTCAATCACTGTAAAGATCATGGATTAATTTTCTTTGAGATTCCTAAATGGAAAAAACTTAAAGAGAATAAATATCAACGCATCCATTTCACTAAGGATGAAGTCGAAGCCATTGTAACCGCAGCTGTGGAAGTACATGGACGGCAAGACTTAGCTGACATCATTAACTTCGCTGCCTATACAGGCATGAGACAAGGAGAAATCCTTAAGTTATCAGCATCCCGCGTTGACTTCTTACAGAACTGCATTCATGTAGGTGCAAGAAGAGAAGATACTACCAAGACTGGTACGTATCGTGCTGTTCCTATCCATTCATCGTTAAAGCATATGCTTGTTGATCGTACTCAGAATGCTGGTGCGAGAGATTTAGTATTTGGTTACGACTGGAAAGATAAGGATCAATTACTACGTGCCTTTAAAAAGGTAATAAACAGATATCCAATTAACCTTGCCAGCGAGGACGGATATTGTTTTCACAGCCTACGCCATTCATTTGGTACATGGCATTTCGCAGCTGGTACAAAACCTAGAAATCTCATGGAGATGATGGGTCATGCGAACATAGCGACAACCCTAGGATATGGTCATGCTACCGATGAAGGTAAGCAGCATGATATCAACAATATCTAGCGTGTCCACCGCTGTCGTTTAATTAGTATTTTTATGACGGATTTTTGTTATGTTAAGCGCGTTTGTTATAATCAATATGGTCAAATCCCTTGGGAGTGTGGCGGAATTGGTAGACGCGCCGGACTTAAAAACTAACCGATATATAGATACACTAGCGTACAGCACATACTAGCGATTGGTCAAAAGCCAGTCGCTTTCTTAATTTATAACCTATCCACTAAAGGACAAATATCCAACTTATATCTAGCGCACATTTAACACACTCATCACATGCCTACAACTGCTGATTTAGAGATGCAAGAGAGGTTTGAACGGAAACAGATTAAAGGTGGTTTAGAGCGGTTCAGGTCTAATACAAATAAGTTATTAGAAAAGGATTATGCTTCGGCTACAGTTTTTGGTTCGTCATCAATAGAAACCCTTTTGCCCTATTTAGTAAAATATATTGATCAGAAAAAAGAAGACAGAAAAAATATACCAATAGGTAGACACATACACTTGTTACCATATTTATTTTCTCTTGATTCAGAATCGCAAGGAGCTATAACTGCAAAGATAACCTTTGATAAACTATTCTCCCCACGTAAAGACAATAGCAAGGTCGCTAATGTCGTACAGGCAATCGGTTCGGCTTTAGAAGCTGAATGCCAGATGAGATACTATGAATCCAGTGCACCAGGGCTTTTTGAGACATTAAAGAAAAATTATTGGCATCAAGCAAAGGGTACAGCTTACAAAGCTAAATCCATGACAACCTTGATGAATAAACACGAAGACTTAGAGCGATGGAAGCCATGGAACAGGATTGAACGTATCAAGGTAGGGACGTGGTTCTTAGATTGTCTTATGGAATCCTCTGAATGGTTTGAAAGAGAACTTTCTATGCATCGAGGTAAGACACAACAATTCGTTGTACCTACAGATAAGTTCCATAAAAATAAGGAAGAAATTATAAGATTAGCTGAATTATTCAGCCCATTAGCGTGGCCGATGCTTATCGAACCAAGAGATTGGTCCCCCATGCATGATGGTGGATATTATCTAAATGATTTAACTAAGTGCCATGAAATGGTGCGAAGGGGCAAACCCCTACGTATACAGGGGGAAACTACCTATCAGTTCCTTAATGAAATACAGAAAGTTAAATACCGTTTAAACCCATTTATAGTAATGGTTGCGGAAGAACTAGAGGAGAGAGAAATAGAGGTAGGAAAATTTCGTCCTGTCATCAATCATCCCGACCCTCCCAAACCTCCAAACATGGAGGATGAAGAGAGTAGAAAACAATGGAGAAAGGATAAAGCAATAGCACGTAATAAGAATGCCAATGAGTGGAGGATTTCTTGTAGAACTCGGATGACAATGAATTGTGTCAGAGAGTTTAAAGACAAGGAGTACTACATACCATGGTCATTTGACTATCGTGGTAGAGCATATCCAATACCTAGTTTCTTGACACCTCAAGATACAGACTTTGGAAAAAGTTTAATTAGGTTTGCTGAGGAAGCACCTATAACTGAGGATGGGATGAAATGGTTAGCTTTCCAAGTAGCTACAACTTATGGTCTCGATAAAGCGACTATGGAGGAGCGGTTAGATTGGGTAAACGAACCAGAAAATATAAAGTTAATCAAACGAGTAGCAACAGACCCAATTAACAACATAGGAGATTGGGAAGCAGCAGACGAACCTTTCGAGTTCCTTGCTGGATGTGAGGAATACTATTCTGTTGTCTTAATTAAAACAAGGACGACTACTGGTTTACCCGTGGCAACCGATGCGACATGCTCAGGTCTACAGATACTGGCAGGGTTAGCAAGGGATAAGTCCACAGCAAGCTTGGTTAATGTAATACCAAGTGATAAACCTCAAGATGCATATAAAGTAATTGCAGAGAAGAGTCTAGAACATATACCTGAAAGGTTAAGACCTTACTGGGATAGAAAGAAAACTAAAAGATGTGTGATGACGATACCGTATAACGCAAAGCCTTTTAGCAATAGACAATATATTCGAGATGCATTTGAAGATATAGATATTGAGGTTGAAAATGATGAACTAACGCAAATTGTTAAAGCCGTTAGAGATGCCATGGAGGCAGTCGTACCAGGACCTATGAAGGTTATGCGATGGATTGAGCAAGAGGTGTCTAATGCAATTAAGGAAGGAGCTACGGAGATAACTTGGGTAACTCCCTCTGGGTTCAGAGTGAACCAACGCCTTATGAAATACGATCACAAAAACGTTGAACTACATTTGATGGGTCGTTGTCGAATAAAGGTTATTGATGGGGAGAAGGGCGTAGACCTTAGACATCACAAGAATGCTACAGCTCCAAACTTAATTCATTCATTAGACGCAAGCTTATTGCATTTAAGTGCAACTAAGTTCAATGCACCTATAGCTCTTATACATGATTCAGTTCTATGTAGAGCTACAGATATGACCAACCTGTCCACATTGGTACGGGACACATACATGCACCTGTTTGCGGAGCATGACTTTTTAAAAGACTTTGCAAAGGCAATCAATGCAAAGACTGAACCACCGATTATTGGAGACCTCGAACCGGAATCCGTAATTGAATCCACTTATTTTTTCTGTTAATGAAGAACATTCACGTAACTAAAGAGCCTGTAACCTTAGAGGGCTATCAGGCAATATTAAAACCAAGCAAGTTTGGCTATTCACTTAAGGCAGTAGTTGGTAGTGACATAGTTGATGCGCTTGAGACTGAAAGAGCTGACTGTCTTAAATGGGCAGAGTCAAAGCTAAAGAATCCAAAGAGAGCTACTCTTAAACCAACTCCATGGGAGGAGGTAGAAGAAGGTAAGTTTATAGTTAAGTTTTCTTGGGCTGAAGATAAGCGTCCTCCAGTAGTAGACACAGAAGGAACACCTATAACTAACGAGGATGTACCAGTATATGAGGGGTCTAAAGTTAAAATTGGATTTCATCAAAAACCTTACATACTACGTGATGGTGTTACTTATGGTACGTCACTAAAACTATCTGGCATTCAGGTAGTGTCTATTCAATCAGGAGCTGGTGTAGATACCGGTGACTTAGATCAGGATGGCGTAGCCGAATTGTTTGGTAAGACACAAGGCTTTAAAGCTGATGACCCAAACGTTACTCCAGCTGAGGAAGCACCAGTCCCTGACGATGACTTCTAATGTTCAAGTCAGGATTAGAGGAAAAAGTCTCTGATCTTTTATGTGAGTTAGGTGTTGATTATGAATATGAAGGTACAAGTTTTTCTTATACTATCGCTCATAAATATACACCTGACTTTGTTCTACCCAACGGAGTTGTGTTAGAAACTAAAGGTTTTTGGCGACCTGAAGACAGAAGAAAAGTACGACAAGTAATAGCTGAGAATCCAGGTATAGACTTAAGAATGGTGTTTCAAGACCCATATAAAAAAATTAGTAAAAAATCAAAGACGACTTATGCACAATGGTGCAAAAGATATGGAATTAAATGGTGTGCTTTTCACGCCATACCGATTGATTGGCTGACATGACAGAAAGCGAATTTATTAGACACGACCCATGTCCAGACTGTGGCTCGTCCGATGCACTAGCTGTGTACACGGACGGTCATACCTTCTGTTTTAGTTGTCATACTAGGAAGGCTGGCGATGGGCAATTACACACTCATCAAATGCAAAGCAATGTTAGTTTTAAAGGATCAGCCCAAAGGCTGCAAAAACGAGGAATTAGCGAAAAAACCTGCGAAAAATACAAAATCTATCGAGACGAGACACACTTACGCTTCCCTTATTTCGATGGCTCTGGATGCCTTAAGGGATTCAAAACAAAAGACAAATTAAAAAACTTTAAGTATGAAGGAGTTTCCACTGACACCTTATTTGGTCAGCATTTATTCCCTAGTACTGGTAAACGTATTGTTATTACTGAAGGTGAACTAGATGCTGCGAGCTGTTATGAAGCAATGGAGAACTGGCCGATGGTTTCGCTACCACATGGGGCAGCGGGAGCCAGAAAGGATTTACAAAAACAAATACCTTTACTACAAGGCTATGAGGAAATCGTTTTATTCTTCGACAATGACGATGCCGGAAGACGAGCTGTCGAACAGGCAGCATCTATACTCCCGCTCGGTAAGGTCAAGATTGCGAGATTGGAGCAATACAAAGATGCGTCAGATGCGCTCCAAGCGAATGACAAAGACGCTATTAGAAGGGCTATCTGGGATGCGAAAGAGTATCAACCGGATGGCATCGTTGATGGTAAATCGTTATTAGAACAAGTAACGACTCCTAGCCCACCTTGTAATCACTCATATCCCTTTCCTGGACTGCAATCTATGACTCACGGAATACGTTACGGTGAGCTTACTACGATAACGGCAGGGACTGGGCAGGGAAAAAGTACATTCTGTAGACAGCTCGCAACAGAGTTGTTAAATACAGGAACCAAAGTCGGGTACATCGCATTAGAAGAATCTAACAGGCGAACAGCTCTTGGACTTATGTCAGTAGCTGTAGGCAAAGCCCTGCACCTCGGCGAACATGAATACACCACCCTTAAAGATGCTTACGATTCCACTATCTCTAGTTGGGACCTTTATCTATACGACCATTTTGGTAGTTTATCTGCGGATACTATCTACAGTCGTATCGAATATATGGCTCTGGGCTTAGATATAAAAGTTATATTCCTCGACCACTTATCCATATTACTTAGTGGATTAGATGGAGACGAGAGAAGAATGATAGATCAAACCATGACTAACTTAAGGAGTCTGGTTGAAAGAACAGGAATTAAATTATTTTTAGTTTCTCACTTAAGAAGAGCGCAAGGAGATAAGGCAATAGAAGACGGACAAAAGGTATCTATTGGAATGCTTCGAGGAAGCGCATCAATTTCCCAATTGTCTGACACAGTTTTAGCTCTAGAGCGCGATCAGCAGAACCCCGATGATGTCTCAACTTTAAGAATCTTAAAGAACAGATACTCAGGAGAGACAGGTGTAGCTGCTCAATTGAAGTACGACAAAACCACCTGTAAATTCAATGAAACTACGGACCCAATTTTCAATCCCAGCACAGACTTCTGAGCTGGACAAATTAAATAAACCAAACCCACCTACAAAAGAGCAGAAGAAAAAAGCAAAGTTTAAAGATAAAACATATGTCGGAAAAACAAATGCTCGTATTTGACTGCGAAACTAACGGACTATTACATGACGTTTCTGAGATACATTGCATCGCCATATACGACTCCCAAAAGGAAAAGACGTTCGTATTTAATAATCAAGGTGGTGACTGCTACCCGATCACGGAAGCTCTGCATTGGCTCACCCATGCTGATCTTATCGTTGGTCACAATATTATTGGCTACGATTTACCTGTTCTTCGGAAAACTTACTCTTGGTTTGAGCCTTGTAATAATGTTGTCGATACTCTTGTCTTATCTAGGTTATATCATCCAAACATGATGGATATAGATAAAAAGAGAAACGTAGCAAGGATGCCACTACAGCTGTATGGAAGACATTCCTTAGAAGCTTATGGTTATAGACTCGGAGAATATAAAGGAGAGTTTGGAAAGACCACCGACTGGAAAGAGTGGTCACAAGAAATGCAAGATTATTGCGTACAAGACGTACAAGTAACTACTAAATTATGCGAACACTTCCGCCCTTACCTGACTGGTGTTCGTTAGAGCATCGAGTCGCTGAAATACTTACTGAACAAGAAATAAATGGATGGACATTTGATGAACAAAGAAGTTTCAAACTTGAGTCACATCTCCGAAGAGAGATGGAAGAAACTCAAGCAATACTTCGAGGACAATTCCCTTTCGTTGCAGGATCGTTGTTCACTCCTAAACGAGATAACGCAACACAAGGATACAGAGAAGGATGTGAAATACAAAGAATAAAGGAGTTTAACCCAACATCACGAGACCACATAGCATGGATTCTGACGACTCATTTCAAAGTCAAGCTGAACAAGATCACCACGACTGGGAAACCAATTATAGACGAGATTACATTGACGGAGATAAATATTCCCTTCTCGCTTCTATGTGCGAAATGTTTGACGATAAAGAAAAAGCTTGGAATGATATCCGAAGGCGTGAACGCTTGGAACAGGCTTGTTACGACTGAAGGTCGGATACACCACCATTGCTCGGTTAGTACGAACACATTTAGATGTGCTCATCGTAAACCAAATTTAGGGCAAGTTCCAGCAGACAAAGAATTTAGAGAACTATTTACCGCATCCCCTGGTATGACTATGGTTGGAGCGGATTTAAGCGGGATTGAACTAAGAATGCTTGCTCATTACTTAGGCAGATATGACGGAGGTCGATATGCCGACATATTACTAAATGATGATATTCATCAAGTTAACGCTGACAAAATAGGGATCACCCGCCGACAAGTTAAGACTGTCACATATGCCTTTCTTTATGGGGCGGGAAACCTGAAATTAGGACTGAGTTATGATAACTCTCTACAACCCTCGAAAGCCAGTAAAAAGGGACAAGAAATTAGAAAGGCTTTCGTATCTGCAATCGATGGACTCGCTGACTTACTGGCAGCGGTTTCAGCTAAGGCTACTAATGGGTGGCTGTTGGCAATTGACGGACGAAGAGTCTTGGTCGATAGCCCACACAAAGCCTTAAATTATCTCCTCCAATGTAGTGCCGGTGTAATTGCTAAGAGATGGATGTGTATTGCAGATTCATTTGAAGTAGCACAGGATTCACACACTCATCAACTAGCATTTGTGCATGACGAGCTTCAATATGAAACACTTCCTGAATATGCCGAAGTATTAATGGAAGCACTGGAAAGCTCTGCAAAATTGGCTGGAGAATACTACAACTTAAGATGTCCAATCGCAGCCGAATCTAAACAAGGCAAGACATGGGCAGACGTACATTAATTTATGAAAACTAAAAATAAAAGTGATTTTCAAATCTATCAATTAGAAAAAAATACTCTAGGAGATTTATGTGAATATCATGTAGCTCTAGAAGCTGCAAAAAGAGGTGCAAAAGTCTATAAAAATATAAGTTGTGTTGGTTATGCCGACTTAATTTTAGAAATAGATGACAGATTCATTCCAATAGACGTAAAAGCGAGATATTGGGTTGACGAAAAAAATAGTTTTCGGACAAAAGCTAGTACTGCACTCTGTCAAGTAGTTTGTGTTGAACCAGATGATGTAAATGGTTGGACAATAAGCTGGCCGCTTAAACATGGCGGAAAAACAAGTGAACATGTTAACTGTCCAGAAGGTTTGGAGGCTTTTTGGAAATGAAATTATTAATAGATTGCGACTACATAGTATATAAATGCTGTGCAAGTGCAGAAACTGAAATAGATTTTGGTGAAGACGTTATTCTTGTAACTTCGCTATTTAGTGAAGCTTATAAATGTGTAGAAAGAGAACTACAAAAAGTTAAAGACGTATTTCCTTTTTATGAAGACATAATCCTCTTTTTCACAAGTCCTAATAATTTTAGGAAAAAAATTTTACCGGAATACAAAGGGCATCGAAATAGAAAAAAGCCCTGTGGATACAAACGTGTCATACAGGAACTTAAGAAAAATTACAAAGTAATTCTTAGAGATACTCTAGAAGCAGATGATGCTATGGGAATCTACGCAACAAAACATACAGGCAATGTTATTGTCAGTCCTGATAAAGATATGCGTCAGATTGCAGGCAAATTATATGACTTCAATGAAACAGTTGACATTACACCTGATGAAGGTGCTAGATGGCATCTGATACAAACAATGGCAGGCGATAACACTGATGGATACAGCGGTGTGCCAGGAATTGGTGTCAAACGTGCTGAACAAATCTTTAAACTCAAAGGCTACACATGGAAAGCTGTTGTAGAAACCTTTGAAGAGAAAGGCATGACAGAAGAAGATGCATTAATGAATGCAAGGCTTGCTCGAATATTAACCTCAACTGATTATGACCACGAGAAAAAAGAACCAATCCTTTGGACCGCCTCCGCCGATTACAAAGTTGACAACAGAACAAGATTTCAAACTGAGACAGTTGGAGATCCTGTTATCTAAACCTGAAACTAGAAAGGAAGACATTGCAATAGTAATGATTGCCCTACAAGAACAAGCATTTGTTCTATCAAATTGTATTAAAAACCTCATAGAAAAATGGCCGAAACCACCAACGACCACGGACCCTCGTACTACAAACGAGGTTCCATTGATGTTTGGGATTTTATTAGAGACCAAGGACTCGGATTTCACCTCGGAAACGTAATTAAATACACATGCAGAGCAGGGTATAAAGAAAACCACATAGAAGATTTAAAAAAAGCTATCCACTATCTACAAAATGAAATCGAATACCGAACCAAACATCATAGCTAGGACTGGTCGAGTCCAAAGCTGGATTGATAATCCCACCTCACGTCTACCCGTATCATGCACGATCTTCGTAGTTGAAGATTCAATGGAAGGAAAAGATGGAATCGAAGCAAGCTGGCGTTTTGTTAGCCATGCTCTACGCTTTGGAGCGGGAGTCGCAGTCCACCTGTCGAAACTTAGACCGGCGGGAACAAGAACAAATAAGGGACCTGATACTCTCGTTGCATCAGGACCAGTCTCATTCGCAAAAATTTACTCAACCTTAAATGAAATACTTAGGAGAGGTGGTACGTACCGTAACGGTGCCTGCGTTCTACACCTTGATATTAATCACCCCGATATTATTGACTTCGTGCAAGTCAAAAGACAAGAACTCCCATGGGTTAAACGATGTGTGGACCTCACCAGAGAACAGTGGTCTAATACAGAAACTCGAACAAAGGAAGCAATTATACAAGGAATTGCTAGGGGAGACATCTGGCTCAACAAAATAAAATATGATAACGATGGAAACAGAATCTATTCAAACGTCTGTCTTGAGGTTTACTTGCCCTCACGCGGAACGTGCCTCTTACAGCACCTTAATATGTCAGCCTGTCGTATCGGCGACATACGAGAAGGTATGCGTGAAGGTATGTCAGATTTGTGCAAGCTCCATAGTCGGACAGGGATTGAAGAATCTGGAGAGTATCTTGCACCAGATATCGACAGGCAAGTTGGATTCGGACTCTTAGGTCTAGCCAACTTTTTAGCAAATAACAAAATTACATATGCCGAGTTTGGTAAGGCACTTAGAGCAACTAATGATGCTCAACCTTACGAAGGATACGCAGGGTTAGCTGCGCGTGAACTTTACCTCGGCATACAAGAAGCAGCTAACGTAGCAAGAGAAAACAACATGGTTAGAGCATTTGCCATAGCTCCGACAGCTAGTTGTTCTTATAGAAGCAGAGATCTCCATGGCTACACAGCAACTCCTGAGATCGCACCTCCTATAGCACGTACAGTTGACAGGGATTCAGGTGAGTTTGGGGTAGAACAAGTAAAATATGGCAACGTAGAAATAGCCAGCGAGGTAGGCTGGGATGCTTATAAATTAGTAGCTGATCAAATTATGATCATGCTTGAAAGAACTGGATTGCTTCATGGCTATAGCTTCAACAGTTGGAGTGACATGGTGACTTACGATGAAGCTTTTATCGAAGAGTGGCTAGAAAGCCCACAGACTTCGCTCTATTATTCTCTACAAGTAATGGGCGATACTCAAGATAAGTCTGATGCTTACGCAGCATTAGATCAATCCGAAGTTGATGATTACTTGGCAGAAATAATGAGCAACAACCCTGATGAAATAGCTTGTGACTGTCAACAATGAACCCCTACGAAAAATTATTAAATAGAAAAAGGAAATGGACACCGGTCCAGACCACAAAAGGAAAACTTAAATATGGCGCAGAAGAAACGATATACCGTGCTCTCGCTGTACGCAACATGGAATGTCCAGTTGGCGCGTTTGTATCTGATTCACTCTCTGAGATTCCTGAGAAAAGTAGAGAGCTTTTGGAATCAAACATAAAAGACGAGGACAACCACGACCTAGCACTTGGATATATCGCTAACGCAATAGGCGTAGATGATAAAGCTGAAGCCGAGGCACTACGCCTTAGAGATGCATGGATAGAACATCCAGATCACACAATATTAAAAGCATTAGTAATTGAAAGAGCAATCTTTTTTGTCTTGCTTCCCTTCTTTAGGTTCAATGGTGATGCTGGATTAAGAACTGTCAGCGCAGATATATCTAGAGACGAACAAATACATGTAGCTACAAACAGTCTCGTTTGTGCAGAGCTTGGACTAAAACCTAGTCAGAGCCTGGATAAATTAAGAAAAGCTACGATCAATTGGATCATGCAACCTTTAAATCAAATACATGATGATCAATATTTGAGCAAAAAATTTTGGCTCGATGCTAGTGATCGTTTGATGTATGAAGGTAAAGCTCCAGAATTTAATGAAACCAAGGCTGCAAGAATGCCAGCTTTCTTTGAACATGCAAACACAAATCTCCCTCAGTACTCTTAGGCTTCATAACGAAAGGTTAGACAAGCTACTTATAAAACTTGAGGAAAATTTTGGTTGGAAACCTATCCATCCCAAAGAAGACGTACAAACAATAATGTACCGAGCTGGTCAAGCCAGTGTAATTGATTATATAAAGTCCATAATGGAGGATGAAATTTAATGTGTATCTTTAGAGCACCTAAACCACCTGAGCCACCAGCACCTTTACCACCAGCACCTGTACCTCCAGCTCCACCAGCTCCACCAGCACCTGTACCTGAGCCAACAGTTAAACCAGTCAACCCTGCAATCAGGGAAGCACAGTCTAAGCTCGGCACAAAGAAAGGTAAGAAAGGAAGTACAGCAGATTTAAGAATCGAAAAACAAAAACAACAAGTAAGTAGTGGAACTCAAGGTTCTATTAATACTGGTAATACAAGTACTACTGGAGGTATCCAATAGTGAAAGCACGAGAGAGATACAATCAGCTTACAACCGCACGTCAAATGTTCCTTGATAAAGCGGTTGAATGTTCTGAACTCACGTTGCCTTATTTAATTGATGACGATATATCATCAAGACCAAACCACAAATCATTAACCGTACCTTGGCAATCAGTAGGAGCCAAGTGCTGTGTGACTTTAGCGGCGAAGCTCATGCTCGCAGTTCTACCTCCACAGACAAGTTTCTTCAAGCTACAGGTACGTGATGACAAGTTAGGAGAAGAATTAGATCCTCAGATAAGAAGTGAATTAGACCTCTCTTTCTCTAAGATGGAGAGGATGATCATGGATTATATAGCTGCCAGTAATGATCGAGTAGCAGTACACCAAGCATTAAAACATTTAATTGTGGGTGGTAATGCCTTGATCTTTATGGGCAAAGATGGACTTAAGACTTTTCCTTTAACTAGATATGTCATCAACAGAGATGGTGATGGTAACGTTTTAGAGATAGTTACAAAGGAACTTATTAGTCGAAAGGTTTTGGACATTGAGCTGCCAGAACCAAAGCCAAATACTGGCATTGACGAAAGCTCTACAACAAATGATGATGTCACAATATATACATACGTCAAACTAGATAAATCTAGTGGCAGATGGGTATGGCATCAAGAAGCATTTGATAAAATTATTCCTGATTCAAGAAGTACTGCACCTAAAAACGCCAGTCCCTGGTTGCCTTTACGGTTCAATACAGTTGATGGAGAAGACTATGGTCGTGGAAGAGTAGAAGAATTTTTAGGAGATCTTAAATCACTTGATGGTTTAAGCCAATCACTAATTGAAGGAGCAGCAGCTGCCTCGAAGGTTGTCTTTTTAGTCAGCCCTAGTTCAACTACCAAACCAGCCACCATTGCAAAGGCTGGAAACGGAGCCATCGTTCAAGGTAGACCTGAAGATGTTGCAGTTATCCAAGTAGGAAAAACTGCTGACTTTTCAACAGCCGCAAACATGGCAACAGCTATTGAGAAAAGATTGCTAGAAGCTTTCCTTGTTATGAATGTAAGGAATGCTGAAAGGGTCACAGCTGAAGAGGTACGCCTTACTCAATTAGAACTTGAGCAACAGCTTGGCGGAATATTTTCATTACTCGTAATTGAGTTTCTTATTCCATATCTCAATAGAACATTATTAGTTTTACAAAGATCAAATCAGATTCCAAAATTACCTAAAGATATTGTTCGTCCAACAATTGTAGCTGGAGTTAATGCTCTAGGTCGAGGACAAGATAGAGAATCATTAACTGCCTTCGTGGGAACTATTGCACAAACATTAGGACCAGAAGCATTAATGCAATACCTTAATCCGCTTGAAGCTATCAAACGTTTAGCTGCTGCACAAGGTATTGATGTGCTTAATCTTGTTAAGACTGAACAACAATTAGCAGAAGAACAACAGGCTGCACAACAGCAAGCTGCACAACAATCTTTAGTTGATCAAGCTGGACAAATGACTGGCAGTCCTTTAATGGACCCAACCAAAAATCCACAACTAATGGATGAAGAACAACCACCTATGGAAGAATAATGGCAGAAACATTAACAGTAAATGACACTCCACAACAAGAAGGTTTAACTTCTGAAGAGCAAGACTCTTTGCAAGTTGGGGAGAAGATGGTAGAACAGCAAGGTGAATTACTTGCTGGTAAATATAAGAATGCCGAAGATTTAGAAAAGGCATACGTAGAACTTCAAAAAAAATTAGGAGATAAAGAAGATGCCGTATCACAAGAAGGGCGGGAAGAAACCGAAGAAGTAAAAGACGAATCGGAAGAAGAACCTAAAGCTGAGAAGAGTGAAGCAGTTACATTATTGGAATCTGCTAACGAAGAATACTTTGCTAACGGAAATAAATTATCACCAGAAACTCTTGAAAAATTTTCTGCAATGAGTAGCCAAGATTTAGTTCAGGCTTACATGGAGATGCAAAAGAATGCACCACCAGCTCAAACAGAAGTAGATGTTAATACAGCAGAGATTAATAAGATTCAAAACTCAGTTGGAGGAGAATCTGAATATCAGAAGTTAGTCCAATGGGCTGGAGAGAATCTTAAAGAAAATGAAGTAAAAGCCTTCGATGATTTAGTAGGCACAGGCAATGCAGCTGCAATTCAGCTAGGCGTTGATGCACTTAAATCTAAATATGATTCTGCAAACGGCTATGAAGGGCGCATGCTATCAGGCAAAGCTGCTGATAGTTCCGGAGATATATTTAAGAGTCAAGCACAGTTAGTTAAAGCTATGTCAGATCCTCGCTATGACGATGATCCCGCATACAGACAGGATGTCATAGCAAAACTTGATCGCTCAGACCTTCAATTTTAATGAAAACAAAAGACTTAGATACGCTGCTCGAAAATGAGTATGCGTACGAACCACCTATACAACTATTACCAAAACAAAAACTAATGTCACCAGAAGCAGAAAGATTTAATGGCTGGGCAGCAATGCTTGGCTTCGTAGCAGCTCTAGGAGCCTACGTAACAACAGGTCAAATAATTCCTGGAGTATTTTAAATGGCTGCAATCTCAGTAACTAGAGAAGGCACAACTAACTGGCAGAAGTTTTGTGAGTGGGTCACAAGTACCGAGAACCGCCTTTATGTAGGTTGGTTTGGAGTACTTATGATTCCTTGCTTACTAGCTGCTACTACTTGCTTTATACTCGCCTTTATCGCAGCACCGCCTGTAGATATAGATGGCATACGTGAGCCAGTTTCCGGCTCGTTAATGTACGGAAACAATATTATTTCTGGAGCAGTAGTTCCAAGCTCCAATGCAATAGGACTGCACTTTTATCCGATCTGGGAAGCCGGCACTTTAGATGAGTGGTTATACAACGGCGGTCCATATCAACTTGTTGTCTTCCACTTCTTAATAGGAGTAGCAGCATACGCTGGTAGACAGTGGGAACTATCTTACAGATTAGGAATGAGACCATGGATATTCGTAGCATATACAGCACCACTATCAGCAGCTCTTGCTGTGTTTCTCGTTTACCCATTTGGGCAAGGGAGTTTTAGTGATGGTATGCCTCTTGGTATCTCTGGTACTTTTAACTTTATGTTCGTATTCCAAGCAGAACACAATATCCTTATGCATCCGTTCCACATGCTCGGTGTTGCTGGCGTATTCGGTGGATCTCTTTTCTCTGCTATGCACGGAAGTTTGGTTACTTCCTCGATCATCAAGGAAACAACTGAGGATGTATCGCAGAACTATGGCTATAAGTTCGGGCAAGATGAAGAGACATATAATATTGTCGCTGCACACGGGTACTTTGGGAGATTGATATTTCAATATGCTTCTTTCAATAATTCTCGTTCTTTACATTTCTTTCTTGCTACTTTCCCCGTGGTTGGCATATGGCTTACCTCCATGGGAATCTGCACTATGGCTTTCAACCTTAATGGTTTTAACTTTAACCAGTCAGTAGTTGATGTCAACGGAAAGATAATCCCAACATGGGCTGATGTATTAAATAGAGCTAACCTCGGATTTGAAGTTATGCACGAGCGCAATGCTCATAACTTCCCACTTGATTTAGCTTCGGCTGAGTCAACAAACATTGCACTAACAGCTCCAGAAATTGGTTGAAAAATTTTTGTTTATATCTAACTTTAATCACTAACTTATTTATATGCTCTGGCGTTATCCGCCATTGGAACAGTATGAAAACACAAGATCCAGAAATTCTAAAACTACAGAAACAGGTAGATAAATTACTAGAGGAATATAGACAAGAAGAATATAAAAAGAAGGAAGATCCAATAGGTGATCCTTCTTACTAACGCTACGTCCGTTCATCCCTTACGGGACGCATGACTCCTAAGCATGGAACGGGGCTTAGGTATATGGAGATGACACATGAAAGTTACTTTCGTATATCGTGGCGTTGCTTACACAAGAGTAATCGGTTAAAGCCGATCAGGGAGGTGCGAGTCCTCCCTACTCAATTTGGCTTTTTGCCCTCCAAGGAGGATACCAATCAGCCGTCTAGACGGTGGGATAGACCACATATCAATTGAGTCCAATTAAGACTCGCAACTTTTTACGTACGTAGACGAACAAATATACCTTTTATTTTTAACTGAAAAATGGCTAACGCTAATCAAGTTGCCTTAGGTAGAAGTAATCTATCTACAGGTACTGGTTATGGTGGTGCTACTGATAAGTACGCCCTGTATTTAAAGCTGTTCTCTGGAGAAATGTTTAAAGGCTTCCAGCATGAAACAATTGCTAGAGATCTTGTAACTAAGAGAACACTTAAGAACGGCAAATCATTGCAGTTCATCTACACAGGTCGTATGACAAGTTCCTTCCATACGCCAGGAACCCCAATTTTGGGTAATGCTGACAAGGCTCCTCCAGTTGCAGAGAAGACCATCGTAATGGATGATCTACTAATCAGCTCTGCATTCGTTTATGACCTAGATGAGACTCTTGCTCACTACGAATTAAGAGGAGAAATATCTAAGAAGATTGGATATGCTCTTGCTGAAAAATATGACAGATTAATCTTCCGTTCAATTACACGTGGAGCTAGATCTGCTTCTCCAGTTTCTGCTACAAACTTTGTAGAACCTGGCGGAACACAAATCAGAGTTGGTTCTGGTACTAATGAATCTGACGCTTTCACTGCTAGCGCATTGGTAAACGCATTCTATGATGCTGCTGCTGCAATGGATGAGAAAGGAGTCAGCTCTCAAGGTAGATGCGCTGTTCTAAACCCTCGTCAATACTATGCACTTATACAGGACATCGGTTCTAACGGTCTAGTAAACAGAGACGTTCAGGGTTCTGCTCTACAGAGTGGTAACGGTGTTATCGAAATCGCTGGAATCCACATCTACAAATCTATGAATATTCCTTTCTTAGGTAAGTATGGTGTTAAGTACGGCGGTACAACAGGTGAGACTTCTCCTGGAAATCTTGGTTCACACATTGGACCTACACCTGAGAACGCAAACGCAACAGGCGGAGTTAACAATGACTACGGTACTAACGCTGAGTTAGGTGCTAAGTCTTGTGGACTTATCTTCCAAAAGGAAGCTGCTGGTGTTGTTGAAGCAATCGGACCACAAGTTCAAGTAACAAATGGAGATGTGTCTGTAATTTACCAAGGTGATGTGATCTTAGGTCGCATGGCTATGGGTGCAGATTACTTAAATCCAGCTGCTGCTGTTGAATTATATATTGGTGCTACTGCTCCTTCTGCATTCTAATTTATACATTTATCGGGGACCTTCGGGTCCCTTTTTTTTTATCTATGGCTACCACAACAATACAACCCGATACCGAACTATCCGCAGTTAACTCAATCTTGGGTAGCATAGGTCAATCGCCCTTGACTACGCTCAACTACAACAACCCAGAAACAGCATTTGTTTATAACTTATTAGTCGAAGCAAACAAAGATGTACAGGGTGAAGGATGGCATTTTAATACTGAAGATCATGTACTTGTTACCCCAGATGCAACTACTAAATATATAAATGTTCCTAGTAACTATCTACGTTATGACTTGCATTCTGGTCACGTTGATAAGTCTATGGATTTAGTAAAAAGAAATGGAAGACTATACGACAAGGTAGGTCATACAGATCAATTTGACGATGATCTATATCTTGATATTGTGACTCTCTATCCATTTGAAGACGTACCACCAATATTTCAAAGATACATAATCTCGAAAGCTGCTGTTCGTGCAGCTACTCAGCTCGTTGCCAATAGAGAATTGGTTGCACTTTTACAAGTACAAGAACAATCTGCTAGGGCAAATGTTCTCGAATATGAATGTAATCAAGGTGATCACTCCTTTATGGGCTGGCCACATGAAAGTTCATACAGACCTTATCAACCTTACAAAGCACTACAAAGATAATGGCAAGTGTTACTCAAACAATACCTACACTGACTGGTGGTTTATCTCAACAGCCAGATGAACTGAAGATTCCTGGACAAGTTAGTGTCGCTAATAATGTGATCCCTGACGTAACACATGGTTTATTAAAGCGTCCAGGAGGGAAGTTAGTTGCATCTATTAGTGATAATGGAACCGCAGCTTTAAATTCACAAACTAACGGTAAATGGTTTTCCTATTATCGTGATGAAACAGAAAGTTATATAGGACAAGTTTCTAGATCGGGCGATATAAATATGTGGAGATGTAGTGATGGTCAAGCAATGACTGTTAACTATGACTCAGGTACTGCTACTGCTTTAACTACATATCTCACACATACAAATGACGAAGATATACAAACACTAACTCTTAATGACTATACATTTTTAACTAACAGAACTAAGACAGTAGCTATGTCTTCAACAGTTGAACCTGTTAGACCCCCTGAAGTTTTTATAGATTTAAAAGCTACAGCTTATGCAAGACAGTATGCAGTTAATTTATTTGATAACACGACTACTACAGCTGTCTCAACTGTAACGAGGATAGATGTTGAACTTATTAAATCAAGTAATAATTATTGTGATAGTAATGGAGCTATGGTTGCTCGCACTAGCCGCCCTTCAAACTCGACTAGATGCGATGACAGTGCTGGTGATGGTAGAGATGCTTATGCTCCTAACGTTGGGACTAAAGTATTTAACGTAACAGATGGAGCTAGTCTGACCGATGAAGCAAATTCTGGAAGTTATACATATACTATTGATGTTAAAGATTCCAGTAATAATTCAGTTAATAGAGGAGTAAACCTATACTTCAGAATTAGAACTGTAGGACAATCAGTTCCATTCACAACTGGTTCCGGTAGTAGTGCAACAACTACATACCAAGCTCGTTATACAACAACTTTTGATCTCTTATATGGTGGTACAGGGTGGCAAGAAGGTGATTATTTCTACGTTTGGATGAAAGATGGTTATTACAAAATAACTGTTGAAGCAATTAGTACAGCAAATGTACAGGCAAACTTAGGATTAATTAGACCTAACCCAACACCATTTGATACAGAAACAGCAGTAACAGCTGAATCAATTATTGGTGATATTCGTACAGCTATTATTGCGACTGGTAATTTTACTTCTGCAAATGTTCAACAGATTGGAACTGGTTTATATGTAACTAGACCTTCCGGAACATTTAACGTTACAGCTCCTTCAAGTGATCTGCTAAGAGTTATGTCTGGTGAGGTAGCGAATGTAGATGATTTACCTTCTCAATGTAAGCATGGATATGTTGTAAAAGTTGCTAATAGTGAAGCAGATGCAGACGATTACTACGTTAAATTCTTTGGTCATAACAACAGAGATGGAGACGGAGTATGGGAAGAATGTGCAAAACCAAGCAGAAATATAGAGTTTGATAAAGGCACTATGCCTATCCAATTAGTTAGACAGGCTAATGGAACATTTACTGTTTCACAAGCTACTTGGCAAAATGCTGAAGTGGGGGATGAATTAACTAATCCCAATCCTTCTTTTGTTGGTAAAACAATAAATCAATTAGTTTTCTTTAGAAATAGATTAGTCTTCCTAAGTGATGAAAACGTAATCATGTCAAGACCTGGCGAGTTTTTTAACTTCTGGTCTAAGACTGCTACTACCTTTACACCACAAGATGTTATAGATCTTTCCTGTAGTTCTACATACCCAGCAATTGTGTATGACGGTATTCAGGTTAATGCTGGATTATTGCTATTTACTAAAAATCAGCAGTTTATGCTGACTACAGACAGTGATATTTTAAGTCCTGAAACTGCAAAGATTAATGCAGTATCATCCTATAACTTCAATGAAAAAACACATCCTGTTTCTTTAGGCACTACTGTTGCATTTATAGATAATGCTAATCAATTTACTAGGTTCTTTGAAATGTCTAATGTTGTTAGACAGGGTGAACCTGATGTAGTTGATCAAAGTAAAGTTATCTCAAGATTATTAGATAAAAATATCAGTTTAGTTTCAGTATCCAGAGAAAATTCAGTTGTATTCTTTAGTCAAAAAGATACAGATAAAATCTATTGTTTTAGATATTTTACTTCTGGAGAGAAACGTTTATTACAAGCTTGGACTACATGGACAATAACAGGAAATATTCAATATCACTGTATGTTAGATGATGCTTTATACGTTGTTACTCGTAATAACAATAAAGATCAGATTGTTAAATATTCTCTAAAGCTTGATGATGCTGGACATTTTGTAACTGATACACAAGGCACTACCAGTACAGATGATGACAGTATTTATAGAGTTCATTTAGATCACTCTTCCTCTGTTACAGCTGCATCAAATACTTATAACACTACAACTATTAAAACTACAATTCCAAAACCTAATGGATATGAAAGTACAAAACAGTTAGTAGCTTATGATACTGATGCTGGAAACGATTTAGGTAGATATGCATTAGTTACTGTATCTGGTTCTAATTTAGAAATTCCAGGAAATTGGTCAAACAACTCTTTTATAATTGGTTATCTATATGAGATGGATGTACAACTTCCAACCTTATATGTAACTCAACAAGTAGGAGATAAATATAGATCTGATGCTAAATCCTCACTTATTGTACATAGGATAAAGTTTAGTTTTGGACCTCTTGGAGTTTATTCAACAACTATACAAAGAGATGGGAAACCAGATTTTACTGAAACAAAGGAGTTAGGACTAGCTGGCGTTGTAGGCGCAAGTAGATTACCAATTGTTCCTGAAGTAATAGAAACAGTTCCTTGTTATGAGAGAAATACAAACCTAAAAGTAAACGTTAAATCAGAACATCCAGCACCAGCCACACTTTATTCACTGGCATGGGAAGGAGACTTTACAAATAGATTTTATAAACGTGTCTAAATTTATTCACCCAGTTACAAAGGAAGCTGCATTAGATGTGGCTTCCAATCTTTTACCAGATGACCGCAGGGAAGTTGAAGAGGGTCATGGACATGATCCTGTTAAGGTAATCCCACTATGTGCCGCTTATGGAGATAGTGTTTATTTTACAGTTCCCAACGGTGACTTAGCCGGAGTAGCCGGCGTACAGGAAGATGGCAGAATCTGGATGCTATGTACACCCGCTATTCACAAGTACCCACTAACTTTTGCAAGAGAAGCTAAAAGATATGTGGAAAGTAGAGAAGAGAAGTTGCTCTGGAATATCGTTGATAAACGAAACAGAGTTCATATAAAACTACTCAGATTCCTTGGGTTCAAATTTTTAAGGGAATTAAAACACGGACCTAATCAATTACCCTTTATGGAGTTTTGCCGTGTGTTTAGGAGCGGCTGCTAAGGCAGCTAATGAAAATGCTCGTAGAAGATACAAATACGAGAACGAAAGGAGAGAGCGTAACTGGATGCAAACTATGTCCATTTATAATGCTCAAAAAGTTAAATATGATGAAGACGTACAAAATGCTGGTTTAGCTCAAGCTCAAGTTAAGACTGATCAGCAAGAAGCAATGGACCTTGCCAGAGGTGAGGCTCAAATTAAATACGCTGAACTATTTAGAAAATTATTAAATGATAGTACTTACGGAAAATTAGTAGCTTCTGGTCAAACTGGTCAATCTACTAGAAGAAGAGCCACTATGGATTATGCAAAATATGGTCGAGATGTAAGTGATATTGCAAGAAGATTAACTCTTAATGACAGAGAATTAGCTCGTAAAAGTTCAGAACAAATCTCTAAATATAAACAGTTTAAAGACGAGGCATTTGCCAAAGTTGCATTTCAACCTATTCCAGATGTTGCACCTCCACAACCAGTTATGCGTAACGTTGGAGCTGAAGCGTTTATGGGAGCATTATCCATTGCTTCTAACGTTGCAACTATGGGTGGTCAATCAGGATTTGGATGGTGGGGAGGTTAAATGACAAACAGTTTTTTTAATTTTACAGAAGCTCCTGATTTTGCAGCTGCAATTGGAGCCACTTATGAGTCTGTTAATACAAGTTATGACAGGCGTGAAGAGCTAGAGCAAAAGAACGATGCAGTTCGATTAAAGAATGCCGAGACACTAGAAAAATTACCAGAGGAAATTATTAAAACACTTCCTACGGTAAAGAAAGCAGTTGACGCAATTAATAAAAAAAGAAGAGAAGCTCTTTTAGCTAAAGGTTATGAGGGTATTGATCAAGAACTTATAGATAAAGATAAAGAAAGTTTAAATACACTTTTCAATATTGGTAAGGCTGAAAACTTTATTAAAAATGAAGCTTTAAAAAATGGTGATAATGTCACCTATGAAACGATAGATCTCAGCGGTCCTCATGGAACAAGAAGGCGGCTTCTTATGATTGAGGAAATTAAACAAAGACTTGCAACTGAATTTAATCCTTGGGTTACAAAAAATTATCCAGCTGGATTTAATACTGTTCAAGAAGCAAGATTAGCTTTTGATAAATATAAACAAGGTATTCTTAACAATGCTGATGAACTTGGTTTTAATTTAAGGTTTACTAAAAGTCAATTAAAAGACAGCTTTAATACTGTTGAATCTACATTTTACGAAACTACAAATACAGCAATAACTTCTAAAAATGTTCTTAAAGAACAAAGCAGAATGATTAGTGAAGTTACTCATGCTTTAAATGCTGAAGATCCTTTAAAAGCTTTTATAGAAGCATCAGAATATAATATTGGTTACTTTGAGGGCAACATAGCCAAGGCTGAAAGAGCATTCATAAACATAGGTCTTATGGGTACGAAGAAAGGTTCTATTAATATTGATAAATTTGAGAGTGTATTATTTGGAGAAGTAACAGCTAAAGGAGATAAGACAAGAATATTAATAGATAAGTTAGGCGGAGGAGAAGAGAATAGATTATGGGCTGAAGGTGTTCTTAACGAAATAGAGAATGCTAAAAAAGGTGTCTTTGAAAACAAAGAGTTAAATAGAACAAACTATGCAAAAGGTTTTGTAGAAGGAATACAGGAAGAGGAAAACAAGACTAACACTCGTATGACTAAAGTTGAGTTAGCACGATACGTTACTGAAAATTGGGACATAACTCAAGGTGGAAGTAACCTTCCTGAATTTGTTAAAAATAGATTTGCCAAAGAAACAGGTGACGATATTCTTATCAAAGCAGAATTAGATTACAAACTTGATAAAGGAATACCTATTACAGAAAAAGAAGTACTTAAACTAAGTGACCCATTTGTTGAGGCACAGTATTTAGCTAAAGTTAAAACTGGCAATCCTCTCGCACCATCTAGTGATTTCAAAGCTCTTGCTAAGAGTCAGATTAAAGGTTATGCAACCGTACATGCAAAACAAGCGGGTGTAGCTCCTGGAAAAGAGTCACCACAATGGAACAATATTGTTGAGAATGCTGAACGTGAATATCCATTATTGTTTGCTAAATATATGCAGACTGCTGACAGCGCAGTAGATGCACATATTCTTGCTTTAAAAGATTTAGAGTCAAGAACAAATAATGGAGTCTACGATAACCTAGTTGTAAATACAGATAAAAATAAAATAAGAAGTGTAGAGCTAATTAAAGCTGAAGAGCATATAAAAACTATTGACCCAAACGTTATTAACACAGGTCTTATCTTTGGTACTGAAGAAGTTATTAAGGAAGCTGCTGAGTTACCAACAGGTCAGACACACTTATTTTATGATCAACTTGCTGCCAAAATTCCTGGCGTAACTGGAGCTGAAATTCAATATAAACAGGTAGAAATATATAACAAGATGAATAAGTTAGAAAAACCAGTCAAGTCTGATGTTTTACTAGCTTATGAAAAACTAAGTCCTACAGTTCAATTTTATCTATCCCATCACCCATCTCCAGCAAAAGTAGCTAGAGCAAAGATTGAAGCATTCAAAGATGATGCACAAATTGATTTTGATGAAATTGATTTTTTATTACCAGCTGCTAAAGAAGCGTTAGAGAAAACAATTGAGGATGAAGGTGCTAGTTTCATACTTAACGAACTTGATACTGAAGAGTTCTTAGAACTTGATACAGAGGCTCAAGAATTAATAATGCCTACACCACAACTTGGAGAGTATAACCGAGCTGAACCAGTTGAAGGTAATTGGCAAAAGATACCTAATCAAATAGGTTATTACGTTTATAAGAATGGAGAATGGCAAAAGTCAGGACAGAGGGGCAAAAATAAACTTGAATATAAAGATTTGATTGATGGTTATAGAGATATTGATGGTTACTTTAAACCAACATTTAAAGCTGACCCAAGTAATCCAAACTTAGGTGCATGGAAAAAGATTCCTAATGCTATTGGTTATTTTGTTTGGGATGGTAAAGAATGGGTTAGAAGTGGACAGAAAGGAAAAGGTGAGGAATTTGAAGGAGATATAGAAAATTTCAGAGATATTAATTTAGACGAAACAATTAAAAAAGTTAATTAAATTACTACGGTAATGCATTATGAGTTCTGATTATCAGATTGACATTGATGCTCAAGCTATACAGGATTCTGCACTTGAGTTCAATGAAATATATGAGGAGAATGAAAAGATTGAAGCTCAAAAAAGAGAGCAAGAACTTTTACTCCAACAACAACAGGAACAAGCTCAAGCTGAGTTTGATGATCCTAGAAATAAAGAAGGTGGTGGCGGATTAAGAGGAATTTCTAAGGAAATCCGATCTGCTATAGGTGGAGGATTGCAAGATACTGCATCCTCTATTGTCACCCTACCTGAGAGAGCCATTGATATGTTCAGTGGTGAAATGGTACAAGAACAGCAAACAGATGAAGGCTACGGTGCAGAATGGGATGATTGGTTTGTAGATGATGCAAATCCAATTGAAACTAAAACATGGTGGGGAGGTGCTCTAAGGAGTCTTGTTCACTTTGGTTCTATGGCTGCTGCTATTATTCCAGCTGCAAAAGTACTTGGTGTTACAGCTGCTTCAACAGCAGTAGGAAGTTTAGTCAGAGGTGCTGGAGTCGGTGCTGTATCTGATGTTATTTCTAAATATTCACAAGAAGACAACGGTCTAGGTATTTTAAGAGATCGTTTTAATTTTATAGATACACCAATATCAACTAAAGAACATGATCACCCTGCTATGAAGACATTGAAAAATGTTGTAGAAGGTATGGGTATTGGTGTGGTATTTGATGGTTTAGGTATAGCGTTAGGTAAAGGTTTAAGAAAAACAAAAATAAATAAAGCTGGACAAGAAGTTGTAGAAGATGGAGTTTCAGATGCTGTAAACAGAGCAACTGCTAGAGAAGCAAATGTCAATGCACAGATTGATGAAAAAGCTGCATTGCAAGCTCAATCAATGAGAGGACAATATGGTGGTTATAAAAACAAACCTATATCTGATCCATGGCAAGCATCTCCAAACTCTACTGGTAAAGCAGCTGATGTCTATTATCAAAAACAGAGAATAGATACTGACTGGGGTTCCCAACATGGTTCTACTGATAGTCCATTTACACAGCGTCAAATAGAGAATCTTTCTGAAAGTGCGGATATTGCAGAGAAAGAAATGGTAGAACTTATGAAGCCATTTATGTCAGATGCAAGAATCCAGGCAGAAATTCAGGGATTAAAAAGTGGGCAATCATTAGCAGATAAATTTTATGACTCTATTAGAAGAGCACATGAGGTAATGAATGGTAGGGAACGTTTGGAAGATATAGATCCAGACATGTTCGCTGCATTTGATGCTAGAAGTGACACTATAAAAGGTAAGAAAGTATGGCAGACAGCTGATGTTTTAGCAGCTGATTTTGTTATTGGAGCGTTATTTAGAAAAGCTAGAGATCATGGTATTGCTGGTAGAGAACTATTTGAAATTGCTGATTTAGCAGATATAGATGGTCCAGCTAAAGCTTTATATGACACTCTCGTAGGTGCAGTTATACAAAGAAAAATAGCATCATACACACGAGGTATGGAATTAAAGAACCTTGATGTACGTAACCCTGCAAACAAACAGGCTCTTAAAGATGGTATTAATGCTGAGATAGAAAAAACAAAACTTGCCTATCAAGTAGCTTTTAAATATGCTGGCGATAATCAAGATGACAGTTTATTCAGAGCATATTATGAAGCTGTCTCAATGAGTAATGACATTCATAACTTTGATGATTTTGATGCATTTATAAAGAGAAAGCTTAAAGGTGGAGAGTTAAACGGAAAGGTTAAAACTGGTGTTCTTATAAAAGAGCTACAGGGTGTAATGATCAATAGTGTTCTTAGTGGACCTAAAACTTCAGTAAGAGCAATTATGGGTACAGGAACTGCCACGTTCTTAAGACCTTTTTCACAAGTTATTGGTGCAACTCTCACCGGAGATAAAACCACACAAAGAGCTGCTTTAGCAGCAATGAGTGGCATGATGGAATCTATTCCAGAAGCTTGGAAAGTATTTAGTACTAAATTAAATTCTTACTGGTCAGGAGATATCTCAACTATCAAAACCAGATTTAATCAAGTAACCAAAGGCGATGAGCAATGGGCAATGCTTGGTGACTGGATAGAAAATAGTGGTAAAGCAAATGCTGGAGATAAAGCTGCATATTATATGGCTAATCAGGCTAGAGCTTTGAATGACAATAAGTTTCTTACTTATTCAACAAAGATAATGGCTGCCACTGATGATACCTTTGGTTTTTTATTAGCTAGATCAAGAGCAAAAGAAAAGGCAATGCGCCTTGCAATGGAGCAATTAAACAAAGGTAATATTACTGAAATAACTCCAGATCTTTTAAAAAATGCACAAGATAGATTTTATGCACAGATAACAGATGCTGACGGAAATATCACAGAAGCTGCAACTTTGTTTGCTAAGAAAGAAGCTACATTAACAACTGACTTAACTGGATTTTCTAAAGGTTTAAATGATGTATTTGAAGCAGCTCCATGGGCTAAACCATTCTTCTTGTTTGCAAGAACAGGTGTAAACGGTTTATCTCTTACTGCTAAACATACGCCAGGATTTAACTTTTTAGTTAAGGAATGGAATGAGATAGCTTTTGCTGATCCTAGTAACTTATCTGGTTTACAAAGATACGGAATCGAAACAGCAGAAGACTTAGCTAATGCAAAAGCATTGCAAGTCGGAAGATTAGCTATTGGTAGTTCTGTTATTTCTATGGCTGCTCTTCACTTTATGAATGGTGGTCTTACTGGTAATGGACCAGCTGATAGACAGAAAAGACAGGCATGGATTGATGCTGGATATAAGCCAAGAACAATAACTATTGGCGGAGTACAAGTTAGTTACGATTCATTTGAACCATTTAACTTAATACTTTCGACTATTGCTGATGTTGGTGATTACAGCCAATTAATGGGAGAAGAGTGGACAGAAGATCAATTCCAGAAACTAGCATTAGTTGTTGCTCAAGGTATATCTAGTAAATCTTATATGGCTGGAATACAGCAATTTGTAGATTTATTTGGAGGTCAAGCTGGTTCATGGGAAAGAATTATTTCTGGATTAATTAATAATCAAATACCTCTTTCTTCTCTAAGAAATGAATTAGGTAAAGTATTTAATCCTCATATGAAAGAATTAAATTCTGGAATCATTGAGTCTATTAGAAACAGAAACTTAATATCAGAAGGTTTGGCTATTAATGAATTGCCTACTAAATACGACATGTTAAATGGAAGACCAATTAAAGATTGGGATTTTCCAACTCGTATGTTTAATATGTTCAGCCCTTTCTATGTAAATCTAGATCAGAGTGAAGGTAGGAAACTTTTATTTAATAGTGGTTATGACTTAAGAATGTCAACCTACTCATCCCCAGATGGAATAGATCTTAGTGATAATGCACGTCTTAGATCTTTATACATGAAAGCTATAGGTGATCAGAACTTAGAAGCTAAATTAAATAAACTAGCTAAAAATCCAAAAGTTATTGCATCTATTGAAAAAATGCAAGCTGATCTAAGAGCTGGCAAAAAAGAGATAAATCCAAGAACAGCGTATGTTCACAACAAAATGATCCATACATTATTTATGGAAGCCAGAAAGATAGCTTGGGCAAAGGTACGTAACGATCCTGAAGCATTACAACTATATGCAGAAGATAAGAGAATCAATATACAGAACGAAACTTCATTAAACACAACAAGAAACTATACAAACCAAAACGCAGAATCAAATCCATCTAATTTATTACTGCCCTACAGATAATCCACTCGCCAATTAAATAATCGTTTGTACTAACAAATGGCGACAACTGAACATTTTTATACAGGCAATGGATCCACCACATCCTTTGCCTTTACATTTCCATACTTAGCGAATGTCGATGTCAAAGTTGAACTCGACAACGTATTAAAAACTGAAAATTCAAGTGGTCAAACAAATAATGACTACACCATTTCTAATACAAATATTGTCTTTAACTCAGCTCCTGGAAGCGGTGTTATAATACATATTTATAGAAATACTAATGTTGACACTGCTCAAGCAACTTATGCAGCGGGATCTTCAATTCGTGCTGTTGATCTAAATAACAACCAAACACAGGTTTTATATTCAACTCAAGAAGCACAGTCCCAAATAATAAGGACAACTGATATAAAAGACGGTGCTGTAAATAGTACCAAAATCGAAAACAATACGATTGTAAATGCTGATATCAATTCGTCAGCAGCAATTGACGGTTCAAAAATACAGGCATCTTCTGGCTCTAATTCCGGAACTATGTCTGCAGCTAATTTCACAAAATTAGGAGGAATTGAAACTGGAGCCACAGCAGATCAAACTGCGGCAGAAATAAGAACTCTTGTAGAAAGTGCTTCCGATAGTAATGTATTTACTGATGCTGATCATACTAAGCTTAATGGCATAGAGAGCGGGGCTACCGCAGATCAGTCAGTATCTGAAATTAAAACTCTTATTGCTGGTTCTCCTTTAAGCAATACACATATAGCTGCTGATGCAGATATAGCTCATAGTAAATTAGCTGACGTAACATCTAGCCAAGTCTTAATTGGTAATGCTAGTAACGTACCAACAGCTACAAGTCTTAGTGGTGACGTAACTTTAAACAACGCGGGTGTGGTGACCATAGCTAATGATGCTGTGGAAATAGGAATGATTGGTTGTGAACAAACAACTATTACTGATAGTGATTCACACCTACCTACTTCTGGAGCTGTCGTTGATTATGTGTCTTCCCAACTAGCACCAATCGGTGGACTAGAAGTTATAGCTAATGAAGTAAGTTTCCCTAATACACAACCAGCAGCTGGTGTAGTTATATCTATTACAGATGCAGGCGGAGTTGTATTTAATGGCTCAGGTTCAAGTACAACTGGACGAACTCTTGGTGGTGCGACAGTAACTATTAATAATGCGCCAACAGCTTTAAATTCAGAAACGTTAGTAGCTGGTGCTGGCTTAATGGTCAGTTCAACAGGTTCAAGTAATATCTATAATTACCATAAATTATTTGTTAAAGAATCTGATGTTGTTCAGTTATCTGACGATATTAATGACTTTAACAGTAGATACAGAATAGCTGCTTCTGCACCAACATCTAATAACGATGAAGGTGACTTATACTTCGACACTGCTGCTAATAAAATGTTTGTGTACGATGGTTCCGCATGGGGTCAGGTTACATCAACAGGTGAATTTAAAATATTAGGTATTAAAGATAACGGACAAGCACACAATGGTAGCGGTCCAACATTTAATGGTAGTAACGATAGATTTGATTTATTTGAAAATGCAAGTGCTGCTGATATTAGTCAAGCATCTCAATTACTTGTAGTTTTAAATGGTGTTATTCAAAAACCTAATGATGGTAGTTTCAGTGGTACTGAAGAAGGATATTATCTAGATGGTACAGACGGAATAAGATTCTGTGACCCACCAGCTAGTGGTTCAACTTTATTTATAACTAAACAAGGTTCAGCTACACAGATAAATACACCAGCTGATAACACAATAACTCAGGCAAAGATAGCCGTAGATGCAGTAGACGAACAAAGACTACAGGTAAGTAATGCTCCTACAAATGGATATTATTTACAAGCTCAATCTGGAAACACAGGCGGATTAACTTGGGCTGCTGTACCTAATCCTGATTTAACTCAGTTAAGTGCAAGCAACCTAACATCTGGAACTATTCCTGATGCAAGATTTCCTTCGACTTTACCAGCAGTAAGTGGAGCTAACTTAACAGGTTTACCTCCTAGTTGTACTGGTGGAGGAAGTGATGAAATTTTCTGGGAGAACGGACAAACAGTTACTACTAACTACACCATTACTAATAACAAGAATGCTATGTCCGCTGGACCTATAACAATTAATAATGGTATCGCCGTAACAATCGGTACTGGAGAAAACTGGACAATCGTATAAATTATGCCTATTACATTAAACGGGTCTGGCACAGTATCCGGTATATCGGCTGGTGGTTTACCAGACGGAATAATACAAAGTGCTGATTTAGCAAGTGGTGTTGGTGGAAAAATTCTTCAAATTGTATCAGCATCAAAAGGTGACATACAAAGCTGGACTGGTCAAAGTGAAACAGAACTAACTAATTTAGCACCAACTATTACACCTTCTAGTGCTAGTAATAAAATTCTTGTTTTAGGTACGCTTTATTCAAGTAGTGATACAGCACAAGTTACTGCATATAATGTTGTCAAAAGAAGTATAAATAGTGGTTCATTTACAATAATTGGAAACCACGCAACAGCAAGTGATTCAAATTCTACACAAGCTCATGGTCATGGTGGAAATTTTAGTGGAACTTGGAATTTAATGAACTCTTCTATAAACTTTTTGGACTCTCCAAACACAACACAAGCAATCGTTTATAAATGGTTTTTTAGATCTGAAATAACCAGTACAACTTATATAAATAAAACTGGTAGGAACAATACAGTTTATCATCCTAAAACAGTTTCAGTTTTAACTCTTATGGAGGTAGCAGCATGAGCCAATTAAAATTAACCGCAGACAGCGGTGGAGGTACAGTTGCTATCAAAGCTCCAGCCAGTACAACTGGTAATGCAGCTTTTGAATTAACTGTTCCCGGAACTGGTAATCGAGGATTAGGTAAAATTCTTCAAGTTTTACAAACAGTTAAAACTGATACATCAAGTACTACCGCAGTTAATAGTTTTGAAGATATATCAGGTATGAGTATTGCTATTACACCATCTAGTACAAGCTCAAAAGTTTTAGTTATGGTTGATATGCGTCTTAGTACAAATACTAACAGAAATATAACTTATAGATTAATGAGAGGAAGTACTGTAATTTATGTTGGTGATTCGGCTGGTTCAAGAACACAAGCTACAGGTAGTATGCGTTTAACAGATGATGCTAAATATGATATGCAATCTGAAACAGCAATATTTTTAGATTCACCTTCTACAACATCAGCAACAACATATAAAGTTCAATGGACTCAAACCTATTCTTCTAGTGGAGAGAGTATGTATATAAACAGATCATATGTAGATAATGATGTTGATGATAGAAATAGATGTGCGTCTAGTATTACAGTACAGGAGGTAGCAGCATAATGGCAACATTAAACGCAACAAATTTAAAACACGCTTCCTCTAGTTCTAACAATATTGTTTTAGCTGCTGATGGAAGTGTATCTATGCCAAACAGTAGTTTTGGTAAAATTCTTCAAGTAAAACAAGCAGTAAAAACTGATACTGCTTCTTCAAATACTGCTACATTTGCAGACCTTTCTGGATTGTCTGTATCTATTACACCAGCATCAAGCTCTAATAAAATTTTAGTTTCATGTGCTTTACACGTTTCTTCTCAACAAAACTCCTTTCAAGGTTTTAAAGTTTTAAGAGATTCAACGGCTATAGGTTTAGGAACAGCAGCAACAGGAAATATGTCAAATGTAAGTTTTGCTACGATGGCTGTAAATACAGGATCTGCTGCATATGGACTTAGATCTGCTAATTTTGAATTTTTAGATTCTCCTAATTCTACAAGTGCAATCACATATAAGATTCAATGGGCATCATTATATCAAAGCTATACAAGCTATATAAATAGACCTTACAGCACAACAAATGAGGCGTTTAATTCCCACGCTAGTTCATCAATAACACTTTACGAAGTAGCAGCTTAACAAACAATTATTTTTTTTTTAACAACAATGGCATTAGATCATGAAGCAATCTACTCTGCTTACAGTGGCACAGTAGTTTCAATAGACGACTCTAAAGGAGCGTTTGATAAAGACGGGAAGTCAGTTACCCTTGATAACGACAAAGTAGTTGCAGCTCGCAAAGCTATAGATGACGCTTATGCAGCTAAAGAATATCAAAGAAAGAGAAAAGAAGAGTACCCATCTTGGGAAGACCAGCTAGACAAAATCTATCATTCAGGCATAGACGCTTGGAAAGCAGATATTAAAGCAATTAAAGATAAGTACCCAAAACCATAGGAGGGTAAATAATGTCACGAATAATCGTAGACGCAATACGTAACTCGTCAGCTAGTTCTGACGGGATTACGCTTAGTTCAGATGGTAAGGTAGCGTTTCCTAATACAAATACAGGTAAAATTCTTCAAGTTGTTAATACTACTTTTAATACCAGAGCTAGTCTCTCTATAACAAATCGTTATCTTAACAATAGTGCTAATATTTACTATGTTACAGGTATTGATACTACTGTTACAACAACTCAAGCTAACTCAAAATTGTTAATTAGCGGTTCTCTTTCTGGTGAATTTAGTAATAGAGAAGATTTTTTTGGCTATATATTTAGTTCAACTATTGGTGGCACAACTGCTCCTATTGATGCATTAAGGGCTACAACAGATAGTAAAACAAATAGACCACGCTATACATTTTTACCTAGTATTGCTTATAGCGCAACCAACAACGATTCAACACCTAACACAACTCCGTTTTCTAATTATTTGTATGCACCTGCTCAAGCAAGTGGTACAGCAATAACAATAAGGCTAGGTGTGGCTTGTCATACAGGTGGTTCTGAAACTCTTTACATTAACCAATGTGTTAACACATCAACTAACGATAGTGATTATGAACATTCAACCAGTCATATGACAGTTATGGAGATAGCAGCATAGAATTGCCTACCATAGTAATTCCACCAGTACAAAATATAGAAACAATATCTATACCTTTACCAACAGGAAACGTTCCTTTTTATAAACCTTTAGTCGTTCCACCTAGCGACTTGAGGGAACCTGAAGGAGTACAAGCTGAAGCTTCAGATGAAGTAGATACAGGTATAAGGAATGTCAATATTCCAGTCCTGGATTTTAATGTACCTCTACCAGAAAACGAAATACTTATAACGGCTTCTACTACAGCAGTCGTTTCTGTAGCTGCAACCCTAACTGCAACAGCAGCTTTTAAATATGTTGTTACAGCTATGAAACCAATACTTAAAACAGCATGGAAGAAGTTAAGTCCGAAAAGCCAAAAGGTTTAATCGGTAAATTAAAAGACGCAGCCGAAGATAAAGAACATCAAATAGAAGTACTTGGTACCTTTGTAAGACTGGGCGTAGTTGTCTGGTCTGGGTTCATTATTACTATGAACTACGTTGATATACCAATGGTTAAGAAGTCTGGGAATAGCGATATCACTTTCGTAGCCAGCGTCTTTACAGGAGCCCTAGCCACATTCGGTTTGACGACTGGAAAAAATGGTAACGGTAAAAAACCTGAATGCCCTATGGCAAAGAAACCAACAACAAAAGCATGAAAAAATTAATTCTGCTTTTAGCTCTGTTATCACCCAGCATAGCTAGAGCCAACACAGTCACTCCCCAGTTCACAACAGGGAGTATGAACTCTACGACTACTACAACTCAAACTATCGTGGAGACAGAACAGGTCCAAGTTTTTGGGGCAGCCCTGAATACTTGGTCTGGTACAAATATCACAGCATCAGCAAGTGCTGGTATAGCTGGTGGTGATGCAGTATTCACAGTTACTGACACAACATTACCGTGGACACTAGAAACAACAACAAGAGCAGCAGGCATAGTAGAGCAGCGCGATTACACTCGGAATTACACAATAAACTCTACTACTACTTCGCTCTCTGTATTCTCTCAGTAAGTCCAGTACTAGCTGAAGGAGATACAAATAATAATAGTAATCCTGTGGCAGCAGCCACCGGAAATGTGACCAATCAAGCTGTCCAATTCCAGAACAATGGAGCACCAAGTCGTCAATCTTTCGGTAATAACATTTCGTGTAATGGAAGCACGATGACTTTTTCTCCTTTTTATATGGGAAATGATACAGAACCACAGACAGAAGATGGTTACGTCATATCAGAAAACTGGGGGTTTCAAATAAACTTCTCAGTTCCTTTAAATAGAGATTTGACTAAGCAATGCGAGCGCATGGCAGAAAGTCAGATCAATAAAAACAAGCTGGATTTTGAACTTGTAAGAGCACTTAAATGTGCCGAACTCCAGCAAAAAGGCTTCACTCTACTGCCTGGATCTAGGGTTTATCACCTTTGTTCCGATGTAGTACCTATCCAATCATTAATAAAGAAAGATGTTAGCAATTCTAAAACCACTAGTTCTAACTGGTTTAAAAAGCCCTAAATTTAAAGTTTTTGTAATTCAATTACTTGAGAAATTAGTAGAGCAAACAGATAACGAACTAGATGATAAAGCACTTGCAATAGTTAAAAAAGGCTTGGGCGTTTAATTATGGCTACCGAAAAAGAGCTTAAAGAATACAACGACTTTTTAGGTAAGCATTTAAAAAGATTTACTGACGACAGTAAAGTTCCAACTTTTCAACATTGGAAAAAAACAAAAGGAACTAACCGTTTAGTCAAAAAGAAAAGCAAACTGAAAATTAAAAAAACATGAAGAAAGCAACTGAAGAACAGTTCAGCGAACTACATCAGTTGGTCACAAACGAGTTTTTATCAAGAGTCAAGAGTGGTCAAGCTACCACTCAAGACTTAAAAGCAGCCTGTGATTGGCTGAAGTCAAACGATATTACTGGTGTTGCATACGATGGCAACCCATTAGATAAATTGGCGAAAGTTATGCCACAGATAGATCCTGAATTAGTAAAGGAGAGGATGTATGGCAGGCGGAGCTAAATACGCTAACGGCAATTATAAGAGCCAACAAAAAGCTTATAACAAAACAAAAAAGGGGTTAGCACTACGTGTCAATGCGAATGCTATTAATCGAGCCAAAGGTACTTATGGCAATGGTGACGGGAAAGACGTTGCCCATAAAAAAGGTAAACAAAACAGCAAGAAAGCTAAAGATGCAACCTTGCAGTCACCATCAAAGAATCGAAAAAGCAGACTCAAAATACGTAAATGACCCCTCTATTACCTAGTCCAAAACATTACTTACACAACTTAATAACCATGACAAGTTCAGATTCTAAACGGCTCTGGAGAAGAGCTATTAAAGAGCACTTCAATTGTCAATGTGTTTATTGCGGAGAAAATTATGAATTACACGAACTTACACTCGATCATGTCCAACCTCGTTCAAAAGGTGGACAGGATCTTACGACCAATGTCGTATGTGCCTGTCAAAAGTGCAATCAGGATAAAGGTAGTAGAAACTGGCTCCATTGGATGAGAGCCAAATTTGGACATAGTCCACATAGAGAAAAAACAATAAGCGACCACATCGCTGCATAACTTATCCACTCAAGCAATATATCCGCACCCGCAAGGGTGCTTTTTTTATGTCACGCGAAAAACAGAAGGTATATGAGAAAATCCAGAAAGGTTTTCAAGAAGATACTATAGCTGGAGCAAAATTAAGAAAAGACGTACCCTTATTAGCTACAAACTTAAATAAAGCAGAACATTTAGAATTTTTATTTAAAGAATATAGAAAACAAGGATTAATTCCTAAAAAGTTCAAAAATGCTGAACAGTTAAAAAATCAGTTACAGAAACAGCTATATGCAATATGGAATAAAATTGCTAAAGAAGATCCTAGTGTAAAAAACGATAAAGGATTCAGAATTGCTTTTTTTAATAAATATAGGCAAGAACTTTTATCTAAGATGGTGCAGAAAGAAGCTATTTCAAAGCTAACCCCTGCACAAAAAGCTAACCCTGAAATAATGGACCAAATCTCTAAAATGAGATGGAAAGGTCTACCAATTAAGGTTAATGATAAAGGTAAGCTATCTTTTGACCGAAGATATTTTCAAGACAAAGTATCTCAGAGAGTTATTAAGTATGCAAATAGTTTAGAACCTGGTTTAGGTGATAAATGGGCTAAAGAAATGAGAGCCAGTTGGAATGCAATTGGTGAAAGAAATAGAGCTATAAAGGCTAATTCTGGTTTAAGTTTTGATATAGGTCATTTTATCCCATCTAAATTAGATGGACCTAATGTTGGTATTAATGCAGCTCCTGAACCTAGTGCAGCAAACAGATCAAAAGGTTCAACACCTTTTTCTGCTGATAGAAATTTAGCCAGACAATTAGGTATACCAGAATCTTGGATGCAATCATTTACAGATTGGCATTTAAGACAACAAGGAATGGACCCTAACTTGTTACCTAAAGGTTATGAGTTAAAGGGATCACAAGTAGTTGATGCTGCTTCAGGAATTAGTGACCCTAATGCTGAAATAGCTAAGAATAGAACTCAATTTGAATTAGATCAGCAAGAAATACCAGAAGGTAAATTACAGTCAGACTTTGAAATAGTTGACGGTCAAGTAATTAAAAAAGTAAAACAAACTCCCTCACAACAAATTTTAGGAGTTATCAATAAGAGAACTAATAAACTAAATACACTATCTGACCTTCTTCAAAATCCTGTAGAAAATTACGAAGTTAATTACACACCTAAAAATGGTAACGGTAACGGTAATGGTAACGGCGTTAACGGTAAGAACGGTAACGGCATAGCTGTCAACGGTAAGAACGGTAAAAACGGATTCCTTAAAGGAATGGAAAACGTTAAGAACTATTCTGGTCTAGGTAAGCTCAGAGATGCAGACCAACTAGCAAACATAGGTTTAAACGTAAGTACAGGTAACTATGTAGGAGCTGGTATAGGTGCAACAACCTATGGAACTTCTAAAGCTCTACAAAACAAACAAGTACAAGCAAGAGTAGCTAAACAGATAACTAAATTAGTAGCTGAAAGAGGTGCTAAATCCGCAGCTAAGATGATTCCAGGATTAGACATACTGTTGTCTAGCAAAGAGTCTTGGGATTACTTAAAACGTGGTAGATGGGACCAAGCTGGTATAGCTGCATTAAGTGGAGCTATTGGCTGGATACCTGTTGTCGGAGATGGTGCATCAGCTGCATTAGACCTAAGTAATACTGGTTTAGATATTGCTCGTTTACAAGCACCTACAGGAACTAAGAAAAAGAAGAATAAAAATACACTTACAAGGTTCTTCAAGGGTCTTAATACATAATCTATACACATTCGTATGAATGACACTTTAAAAGCCCTTCAGGGCGATTTTAAGCTGTTTCTACAGGCATTGTGGGACCAGCTTGATCTACCTTCTCCAACTAGAGCACAATATGCCATCGCAGACTACTTACAGTCCGGACCCAAGAGACTCCAGATTCAAGCCTTTCGAGGTGTTGGTAAATCTTGGATTACTGGTGCTTTTGTGCTTTGGACACTCTTTAATGACGCGGAGAAAAAAATAATGATAATTTCTGCCTCTAAAGAGAGAGCAGACAACATGAGCATCTTTTTACAGAAGCTAATTATCGAAACACCTTGGCTAAAGCATCTAAGACCTAAGTCTGATGATGCACGTTGGTCACGTATATCTTTTGATGTTTTATGTTCACCCCACCAAGCACCTTCGGTAAAGTCCGTAGGTATTACAGGTCAGTTGACTGGAAGTCGTGCAGACCTAATGATTCTGGACGATATCGAAGTTCCAGGAAACAGTATGACGGAGTTGATGCGTGAAAAACTTCTTCAACTTTGTACCGAAGCCGAATCAATCCTTACGCCGAAAGACGACAGCCGTATTATGTATCTTGGGACTCCTCAGACTACTTTTACTGTTTATCGTAAGTTGGCAGAGCGGGCTTATCGACCATTTGTCTGGCCGGCAAGATACCCCAAAGACATTACACCGTACGAAGGATTAATAGCACCACAATTACAGGAAGATATAGACAATGGAGCAGAATCAGGCACAGTTACAGATCCTGACAGGTTTGATGACGATGATCTACAGCAAAGGGAATCAGCTATGGGACGAAGCAACTTTATGCTTCAGTTCATGCTTGATACAACTCTCAGTGATGCTGAGAAATTCCCTCTTAAAATGGCTGACTTGGTTATTACCAGTGTTAATCCTACTGAAGCACCCGATAATGTCATATGGTGCTCCGATCCTCAAAACATCATTAAAGATGCCCCAACAGTTGGACTGCCAGGAGATTACTTCTACTCACCTATGCAATTACAGGGAGAGTGGACTCCTTATCAAGAAACAATCTGCTCAGTCGACCCCTCCGGTAGAGGAACAGACGAAACAGCAGCCTGCTACCTCTCCCAGAAGAACGGCTTTCTATACTTACATGAGATGCGAGCCTACAGAGATGGGTATTCAGATGCGACCCTGCTCGATATATTAAAAGGCTGTAAAAAATACAACGCTACAACACTTGTAGTAGAGACAAACTTTGGAGATGGAATAGTAAGTGAACTTTTTAAAAAACACCTTCAACAAACAAAACAAGCAATCTTTGTGGATGAAGTACGTGCGAATGTCCGAAAAGAAGACAGGATTATTGATTCGCTTGAACCTGTTCTTAACCAGCACCGTCTTATTGTTGACCGTGGGGTTATTGACTGGGATTACAGCTCAAACAAAGACTGTCCACCTGAAAGTAGGCTCCTCTATATGCTCTTTTACCAGATGAGCAGAATGTGCCGGATGAAGTTCGCTGTCAAACATGACGACAGATTGGACTGTCTAGCACAAGGAGTTAAATACTTTACAGATTCTTTATCAATATCAGCACAGGAACAGATTAACCTACGTAAACGTGAAGAGTGGGAAGACATACTACAGGGTTTCTTAGACGACCCACAGTCAAGTGCTAATCATTTAGTACTGGGAATGGATGTTAACCAAAGACAACAAGCTAGAGGTAAGACTACTGGAAAGGAAGTCCCTAACTGGAGTTAATACCTAACCCCTACGTATACAGGGGAAGGGTGGACCCTTGTAGGGGGACAGGTACTAAAACTACCGTCCCCTTTTAATAAATATCCGTGAATGATATTACTTTAAAACACTGTTCCCACCTACCTTTAACTAAAGGAATCAGTAATAACACTATATATGCCTAGACTTAAACTAAATAGATTTAGAAAGCTATACAAGAGTCTAAAGACTCCTTGGAAACCACTCAACTGGCTAATACTTGGTTACTTGATTGGCATAGAGAACAGATACATAGAGATTGTGTCTAAACAGACTGTAGATACAGCTATTGAGGACTACCTGGATGAGATGGAAGACAAGATGTACGAAGAAGACAGCATCTTTAACGCAAAGGTAGAAGAAACAGAAGATGGTGGCTGGACTATTGGCTATTATCCGGAGGACAAAGATGAATAATGTTGGATTGGAGATTATATTCTGGACTGCTTTAACCCTATATTTACTCACCCGAATAGGACTTTTTAGATGAAGATATTTCTGGATTCAGCTATTACTACTGATATACAAGATAGATTAGCTACCGAAATAATAGATGGTGTAACAACCAACCCCACTCTTATAAAAAAGAGTAATGAAGACCCAGATGTGGTCTACAAAGAATTATATGACATGCGTGTTAAAGATCTCTCTATTGAAGTAAGAGGAGAGACTGCACAGGAATTATGTGCTAACGGCATACTATATGGTCGAAAATACGGAGAGGTAGCGACTATTAAGCTGCCTTGTACTGTTGAAGGACTAAAAGCTTGTAAGAAACTGTCGATATTGGGTCATAAAACTAATATGACCTTAGTTTTCAGTGTCAGCCAAGCAATATTGTGCGCTCATGCTGGTGCTACGTATATATCTCCATTTGTTGGTCGATTAGACCAGATTGGAGAGGATGGTATACAACTTATCCAGGATATAGCTAAAGTTTTCTGTATTCACAACATTGAAACACAGATATTAGCTGCTTCGATACGTTCTCCTAAGCAAGCAGAGGATGCATATAAGGCTGGTGCTCATATATGTACATTGCCTGTAAAAGTATTCGATTTAATGTTCCGTCATCACTTAACAGATGAGGGTCTTAAGCAATTCGCCTTAGATTTTGGCAGAAATGTCTGAGGTCATATATACGATGTACACAGGACGCAAAAACCCCCGTAGGGGGGTCGGATTTGCCCCGCGCTAGATATGTAATCCAGCGAGAACCCAGTCATAGCAGCGCATTACATGTGATATGCATGCTCATTGCGCGTGTGACGTGGGCATATGGGCGCATACGCGATCAATTAACGCAGGCAGCCGCGCATTATACAGACACGCCTGTGTTAAGCG